TAGAAGCTAACATTAACTCTCACTACTCAATATTCTAATGCCGTACTTAATATATACAAACGAAGAGGACGCTAATGCTCGTGCTGACGAAGAGGGCAAGGAGCTTAACTTTGACTACTGGCGTGAAGACAACGGCATAGGCACACGATGGCTCACAGCACCTGTTCCTACAGCCGAAGGTGAGTGGGCATTAGATGTTACTGACTACGACTTAGACGAGCAAGAGCAAGCCTCTACAGTTAGTTCTTATAATCCTGTAACTGAATAATGATGGATAGTGTAATTAGAGGAACAGTAGGATCAACAGGGTTTTTTGCCTGTATGGAGCTACAAAGCGTTAACACAGCAGTCAGCCTAGTTGTTGGGGTAGCTACCCTAGTATTTCTAGGTCTTTCTATTTCAAAACTAATTAAGGAACTTAAATGACCACAGAACTTATAGCTATGCTAGGTGGAGGAGCTTCTGGGTTCTTGTTCAAGTTGATTGGTACGATGGTTACTGCTCAACAGAACAATGTCTCTAACCTACTAAAGAAGCAGAAAGCCTCCGATGATAGTGCTGATGCTGCGGCTAAACGCACAGGGGACGGTGGTGCAATAGTAAGACGCATAATAGTAGTAACAGTTCTATTTGGTGTAATCATAGCTCCCTTCATCCTAGCTCACAGCGATGAGGGAGTAACAGTAGCTAATGAATACAGCAAGTGGTTTGGCTTTGTTAAGGGCACAACTTACCAGACCTTGCATGGGTATGTTATACTACCAGAGATACGCCAAACAGTTCTAGCCATAGTAGGCTTCTACTTTGGTTCTTCCTCAGTCAAATAATATGGATAAATGTACTATATGTAAAAAAGCAAAGGATGTTTGTTCTTTTTGCTTACCGATTCAATGGATTACAAAAATGCTAAAGAAAAGCTCTCTGAGCTCCGTGACAGCCTTAATGAGGTCTTGGGTAGTAAAAGTGAAGGACCAAGCAGGAAAGACGCTGAGGAGGCTCTCAAGGCGGCTAAAGACGGTTCTAGGCGGGCTAAAAAAACACTTCTAGGTAAAATTAAAGATTTACCTGTAGTTGACAAAATAGCTCAACTTGGAACAGCTGGAACAGTTGCTGTAAGTACTGCGGCTGTTACTCAGACCAATATAGCAGTAGATGAAACTGAAGTATTTGTAGCAAGTGTAGCTAACGATGTAGTACACGAAAGACTAAGATTTCCTGAAGTAATAGACAATTTTATTGATTTTAGTGCCTTAGATTCTTGGGGAAGAGAGGTAATGAAAGAAAAGGTAGCTCAAGTAAAAGAAGAAGTAGCTAAAGTAGAGTCCAAGGTAGCACCTGCTGAAGAAAAAGAAATTAAGAAGGAATCACAACCCTCCAATAAAACCAAGAGTAAGGAACCACAAGCCCAAGAAGAAAGTGCTGATAACACCGATAAAAACGCAGGAAGTACAGAGGAAACTAAACAAGAGGTAGAGGAGGTTGAGGGCGAAGAGGTAGAAAATGAAGAAGTAAAAGAGTCACAGGTAGAAGAAATAGCAGAACCCGTACCAGAGGAGGATATTATTGAAGAAGTTGATGAAATCAAGCCGCACTCAGATTTAAAAAGTAATGAGCCAGAACAGCCATCAATATTACCAGACGAATCAATGGTAGTTTCTCCATCTGGACCAAGACAGGTATGATACAATATATAATAGATAATTACAAAGAAAATTTGCTGGGTATGTTATTTGCATACATAGGAATATTTTCTATTGTGGTTATGTTCTTACCAAAGAATAATATAATATCCAGAGCCTTTAAGGAGTTCGCATCAATATGTACATCTATTTTCAAAAAATAAAATTTTTATTAGCACCATTGCTATTCGCATCTATTGCATGGAGTGCTGTGCAGTTAAATAGCGTAGTATATGACTTAGAGGTAGAAATTGATAATACTTATAGTGTACCTAATTTTAACCCAGAAGGTGGAGTAACTTACTATAATCCAATGATATTTACTACTTCGGTTGGTGGACAATATATATTTGATAATTATGCAAGCGAACTAACAGGCGGAACACAGGATACATCCCTTCTTATATACGATAACCTAGAGGCTAATTTTATAGTTGATCAACCGTTAATATTTAATGATGGTCCTAGCATAGGCTTCGGAGGAGGACAGTTAAGTACCTTTGACGGCTTTGAGAGGCACGAAGAGCCATTTAACGGAACAATAAGCCTATCTGCTAATACTACTTATGCGGCTGTATTTTCTTCTTTTTCACCAGATGCTATAGGAGTTATGCAAGTAAAGTTAACTGCACCAGCACAAATATACAGCACGGATTTAGTTGCAATACCAGAACCAAGGGACACGGGTTTACTAATAGCAATAATCATAGCATTTTTTGTAGCATTCAGCTATATGAAAATAAGGAGCGAAATGTAGATGCCAGAATTTAAAGGAAGTCAAATGAGTTTTAATTTATTGCCTGCAGGCAGAGTAGCAAAGGGCATTGCAAAAGGTGCATCCAGCGTTATTGGAGCTGTATCAAAAAGAAAAGCCGCTGATACTACAAGAAAAGTAGATGTAGAAAAATTACTAAAGGAAGCTTTTAGTGGTCCAGACAAAAGAACTGCGGCTCAAAAGAAAGCTGCTGATTCTTATTTTAAAAAAACTTTTAAACCCTAAATAATAACTAATAACCCAACAATATTATGCCAAAAGGTAAAGGTACATACGGAACAACTAGAGGTCGCCCACCCAAAAAAAATAAAATGGGTAAACGAGGAAAGTGTAAATAATGCCAAAGAAAGCAAAAAGCGGAGGTAAGATATGCCCAGAAGGTAAAGCTTGGGCTAGGCGTACATGTGATACTTACCCAAGTGCATATGCTAACATGGCGGCATCTAAGTACTGCAAAAACCCTAACTATGCAAAGAAGTCAAAAGGTGGTAAACGCAAGGGCAGATAATGGGACAACTCAAACAATGGAGAGAGCAGAACTGGGTACGCATAGGAACTGATGGGAAGATCAAAGGACCTTGCGGAACTTCTAAAGATAAAAAGAACCCTGACCGATGTCTGCCTAAAAGAAAGGCTCTTAGCCTATCGCAAGCAGAAAGAGCAAAAACTGCTAGAAAAAAGAAAAAAGCAGGATCCAAGGGAAAAACAGTTGTAGCAAATACTAAAAAAGCAAAAGTAAGAAGTTAATGAGAAAAGAACACAAAAGTAAAAAAGGTGGTCTTACTGCGGCTGGCAGAGCTTACTTCAAGCGTAAAACTGGTGCTAACCTAAAGCCTCCAGTTACAGAAAATAATCCCAAAGGTAAAAACAAAGCTCGTAAAAAATCTTTTTGTGCTCGTATGTCAGGAGTTAAAGGTCCAATGAAGGACAAAAAAGGTAGACCAACTAGAAAAGCTTTAGCGTTACGACGCTGGAAATGTTAATTAATGTCAAGGTACTCAACATATGGTCGCTTAGATAATCGCATTGAAAAAGAAGGCGATGTGGGTTTTGTTGGATTTAATAATCGCTTGCGTCCTGATCAATTACAATCTGGTTTACTTGCTGATGCTCAAAATATTAGAATAGATAGAAATGGGCAAGCACAAGTAAGAAAAGGCATTGATCTAATAACTAACCCATTAGTTGCTGGTTCTTCCGCATTAATTCTTCCATTTTATTTAGTTGCTAATGATACATCAGTTACTGTAAATAGAAATAATAGCGGAGAAGTAGTTATTACTAATGTTAATGCCGCTAATTTTTCTACAAATGGAACAGTTAATATAACTGGTGTTACGGATCTTAACCCAGTAGTAAATGGAGATAGACCGTTTACCAAGAATAGTGATACACAAATTACTATTTCTGATCAATCATATAGTGGAACTGCTGGTGGAACAGCTACAGTTAAATTTGGTATTATTAATAATGATGCAGTAGAATCTATATATGGATCATGCTCATTTTCAGACCCAAATTCTGCTGGTAGTCAATATATAATTTTTGCTTCAAATGGAAAAGCAATAGCTATAAATATTGAAACACTTGTTTCAACAGATATTGTATATCCAACTGGATTTAATATTTCTGAAGAAGCTTCAATGATTCAAGCTTTTAACAAAGTATTTATATTTAGAAATGGTAAAGAAGCATTAGAATGGAATGGTTCATTTAGTGGTACTCCAGCTTTTACAAAAGTACAAAGTGGCACATATTCACAACCAGCTTTACTTACAACCCCATCTAGTGGTTTCTCTATAGCTAATAACATTGCAACCGTTGATTTAGGATCAACCGCACATAATTTATTAGAAGGAGATATAATTAAAATATTATCATCTAGTAATAGTACTTTGACGGAAGGAGATACTTTTGTTGTAGCAACAATTGTTGACGCAAATGAATTTAAGTTTTTTGTTACTGCCGATAATTTAAGTGCTGCTAGTAACATAACTCCAAGGTTTTCAAGAAGTGCATCAGTAGGAATGGGGTTTACCCATATGCCAGCACCACCATTTGCTGTGTACCACCAAAGAAGGCTATTTATGCCTTTTAATTTTACTGTAGATTCTGGTTTAGCAAATCAAGGAACATTTACATCAAGAGGAATACTAGATGAAGTTATTGGTTCAAGAGTACTTGATACTAATACATACGATCAATTTGCTTCTCAATTTAGATTTAATGCAGGTACATCTGATTTTGTTGTAGGAATGCACTCATTTACTGATGATAGCTTAATTGTATTTAATAGAAATAGTATACATTTAATTCAAAATACTACAAGTCTTGGATCATCTAGCAATAAATTACTGACTGACGAAATTGGATGCGTAGCAAGAGAATCAATAGAGCAAGTAGGAAATAGGATTCTTTTTCTTTCGGACAATGGAGTATATGGAACTGAGTTCTTGGATGAGTACAACCTTAGGGGAACTCAAATTCCACTAAGTGAGCCAATAAATTCAACAATTGAAAGAATTAATAAAAATGCTAAATCTAAATCTGTTTCTGTTTATTTTGACAATAGATATTATTTAGCAGTACCATTAGATACCTCAAGTAAAAATAATGCTATATTAATTT